GCGGATAGACAACCAGTATTGAGAATGGTTCCCATTAAGCGGTGATGATACACCCGACACGCCGTGCTGTGTTGACATGGTTGACGTGTTGTGCTACGCGGATGTGCGCGTGGGATTGCGGTGCGGTTTGGGTGTGTCGTGTTTTACGGTGTGGTATTATGTAGGTATCGGTTTCGATGAAAGGAAAAATAAAATGAGTTTTATGAATCTTAAAGCGTTGTCTAATTTGATTGATTTTAACGTGAATAGTATTTACGATGTGTTTGTGTATTTTGTTGATATTGCATCCGATTGTTTAATCGAAACTCGGTTTGTTGATTGCATTGACGCATATGGGCTTAGGGACGTACTTGACGATGGCGTGTTTTACGTTCCGGGTGCAATATGCTTAGGTTATCGAATTAATCGGTGATTATGAAAGGTTTTACAATGAGTAAGAATGATAAGAAAATTGCTACGTTATATTCTTGTTTCAAGAATGGTGATATTGAGCTGTGGTATTGTTCGTGTTCATTTCGTAATGTATATGAATTGAGGTATGTTGTTAGTTTTGATACGCCGGACGGATTAAAAGATGCGGTGAGTTTACGTTCATATAACACGAATGATTATATACAGATACTAAATGATGCTATCGCATTGGCTAATACACCTTTGCTGGAAAGGGATTGACTATGTATTGTAAGCGTAATACTTGTGATTTTGTTAAGGGTTATAGGATGTGTGGTGAACAGCGCGTTAGGGCCGTTGTTATTAGTGAGAAGTGGTTTAAATGTGATTCGTATGTGTCGGATTATGTGTTTGCGCATTGTCGTGATATGGTTGATTTGATGCGGCGTGGGTTGTGGGCGGGGTGAGGTGTAGTGATGGCCTATTAGCTCAGTGGTTAGAGCGGCATTCTTATAAAATGCGCGTGCCGGGTTCAATTCCCGGATAGGCTACGTGATTGTGATATATTGGGTCATGGCATGTTGTTTGATGTGTCATGACCTTTTTTATTTGTGAGGTGTTTTGATGGATATTAGTTCACTTGTAACCGTTGTCGGCAGTGTGGGTTTTCCGATTGTTGCGTGCTGCGGTATGGCGTGGTTTATCGCTACGACGTTCAGTGATTTTAATGATTTGATGACTAAGAACAATGTGTTGACCGAAGAACTTATTGCATTGCTCAAGGATAATAAGGGGGATGATAGTGTTACGAATATGGCGTAGCGTGTTGTCGTGCGTATGCGCATTGTCGTTGCTTTTTGCGCCGTCTGCAAGCGCGGACATGCGCGGGGTGGATGTGAGCAATTGGCAGTGTGATATTGATACGTATACGTTGGACGCTGATTTCGTTGTAGCGGGTGCCACATGGGGGGTCGGCGGTTTCAACAACATGTGTCTGACCAACGGTGTGAATCAGGCCGCGAATTATCAGTTGGGACGTGCAGTGGACAGCGGTAAAAGCATCGGCGTATATCATTACGCGATGGGGCGCGACGCGAACACGGAAGCCGACTTTTTCATTGACAACGTGCGCGGATACGTCGGAAATGCTGTACTTGTTTTGGACTGGGAATCTCAGGATAACCCGAGCTTTGGCAATGGCGCATGGGTTGAAACGTGGGTTCGTCGCGTGCATGATCGTACACAGGTGTGGCCGATTGTGTATGTTCAGGCGTCAGCGCTGGGGCAGCTTACGCAGTTCGTGCGTGAGCATTGCGGTGTGTGGGTCGCACAGTACGCGTCTATGAACGTGACCGGTTATCAGGAAACGCCGTGGTTATACGGCGCATATGGTGAAGCTATGCGTCAGTACACGTCGAACGGTTATGTGTCGGGTTATGCCGGACGTTTGGACTTGAATTATTTCAGGGGCGAACGGTGGCAGTGGGATGCATACGCGCATGGTGACGGTGCGAATGTATCCGCGCCGGAAACGAACGCCGGTGGGAGTGCATCGCAGTCTGCTTGTGTGGTGGTCGCGTCGGGTGACACGTTGTCGGGCATTGCCGAGCGCACCGGACTGTTGCCGTGGCAGTCATGGTACGGGTATGGGTCAGGCAATCCGGCGATGATTTATCCGGGCGAAACCGTGTGTTATGGCGGTGGCGTGGTTGCGCAGCCGGATACGGCGCGTACGCATACGGTTGCGTCCGGTGAGTCTTTGTGGTCGATTTTCGGCGGTGATTGGGCGCGTGTCGCGTCGCTTAACGGTTTATCTAATCCGAGTTTGATTTATCCGGGGCAGATTTTGCGTTATTGAGAATCAATATCAATAATCGGCGTGTCGCTTTTTGCGCACGCCGATTTTGTGCTATAAATATTTATGTCGCCAAAATGGTTGACAAAAAACAGATACAAAGGATAACAAACATGCGAAAGAACAGATACAAAGGATAACAAACATGCGAAAGATTCGTAAGGTAATCGCTGACAGCACCATAAGCTATTATGACCGGGACGGCGTAGCACAGACGTTCCACACCACCGGAAACGTTCGCACCGTTGAAATGGCTGTTAAAGTGCTTATGGACGCCGGTATCGTCAACGTATTGGTTGACGATATTACGGTTGATAAGACCGTGTACGTGATGGACGTTGAAACGTTCATCGAGCACGCCGATCGCGTCGCGACTGACGTAACCGGTACCGACAACGACAACGATATTGAATTCTGAAAGGAACCGAAATGAACGAGGAAAACGAACAGATGAACGATACCACCGTGAATGAAACCGCACAGAATACCGCTGGCAACTATCGTTATATTTGTACGATGGATAACAGCACGTTCGAGGGGAAACGCGCCATCGTCAACGCACGTAATAGCGCGTTGTCGTTGAATGGACGCGGTGCGGAACCGTTGACGGTTGTTGGTGCCTACATCGCTCCGGGCGTGCGTTCTCAGACCGGGCAGAAATGTGCGAATATCTATCTTTTCGCAAAGGACGGCAACACGTATTTCAGCCAGTCACAGGGTATTTACCGTAGTGTATTGGATATCTACGATGTATTCCCTGATTTCAACGCACCGGACGGTATCACCGTCGCGGTCAAGCAGACACCGTTGGGCAGTGGCCGTTCCATGAAATCGCTTGAAATCAAGTAGTTCGGAATGAAACAAAAAAAGTGCCATAAATTGTTATGGCACTTTTTTTATAAGGTGGTGAACATGCCTAGAGCGCATAAACAAGCGGACTTATTGACCGCGAAACGCAAGCGCGTACGTCGCGCGATAAACAGTCTGAAAAAAAGCATTACCGACACCATGCCCGAAAGTGAAGCGAACGCACGTCGCGCTTACATTCAGCGGCTTGAAACGCAGTTGAAGCATACGTATGTTGGCCGTAATAGCGTCATGCGTGATGAACTGTATCAGCGTGCGAACGAAACCGCCGATAAACTCGTGCGACAGGTGGGCGAGGTGCGCGGCGGCAAAGGGCGTGCGAGGGAGCGTGTCCGTTCATTCAATATTTTTCGTGAGGAAATGCGAATGGCGTCTAAGGGAATGCCGAACGCACTGGGCGAACTCGGACGGGAAAAAGTCAAGATATTTTGGCGATACACACAAAACATATGGCAGAAGTCGAACGTGCCGCCGAACAAACGACTGGAAGCCATCATGAAAGCGTATGACGCTGATTCGTTAAGCGAACTGTTTGACACTATCATGGAACGAAACGAAAAGGCATTGCAATACGCCGAACGTATGAAAACGCATACGGGCGAATTGGAGGACTCTACGGACGTTGACGGTGGTAGCCCGATATGGTTGCTAGCGGTTTCACCCGACGTGATACGATGAAAGAACGCAAGGAATTTAGAGTAGCGGCGATATTCGACACCGAAACAACGAACATTGGTGAGGGTGCCGAAACGCGCGCGTATCCGATATTGTACATTTTCAACGATTTGCGTGACACGCCGTTAGAGTCGTATGATTCCGTTTCGGATGATGTGCGGTTTTACCGGCACACGTCCGAAGCGTTGACATACATTGACGATCTTATTGAATATGGGCGCGCGCACGGCTATACTCCGATAATCGCGGCATATAATCTCATGTTCGACATGCAGACGCTCATGTTGGAATTGGCGCAGTCGTATACGATTACCGTTAATGCGCAAACCGCCACGAGTGTATATACTCTAGATTTGTGTATCGGTGATGATGTAGTGTGCCGTTTTTGGGACACGTTTTACCTTGAAATGGGCGGGCTGCGCGCGATGGGCGAGACATGCGGGTTGCCGAAAGCGGTAGGTGATTGGGATTACTCGCTTGTACGTACGCCCGAAACGCCGTTGACCGAAGAGGAAATGTTTTACGCACGTCGTGATGTGCAAGTGATACCCCAATATTTGCAATGGCTGTTGCGCGCGAATCATTGGCTTACGCCGGACATGCTGGGGTGTCGTGTGCTTACCAAGACGTCGCTTGTGCGGCAGATGGCGCGGCGTGAGATTGGTGGGCGGCGAGTCACGTTGCAAGGTGGTAAGAAAATCACATTGCAACGTGCTTTCGAGCTGACGTGCAATCAGGAATTTCCGAAAGATTACGAATCTTACGCGCTGCGCAAAGCATGTTTCCGTGGCGGTTTGACGTTTACGAGTGCTAAAACCGCTAGCGTTGTCGTGGATAATGTCGCGTCCTTGGACGTTACGTCAATGCATCACGCATTCATTAACGGGCGACGGTTGCCGGTGAAATTCGCTACAGCGCCTGCGGATATTTTGCAGATCGTTTGTGAACGCGTTGTTAATACATCGCTTGAAGATGTGTTGTCGAATTATGATGACCCGTTTCTTACGGGATTGCATGCGGCTGTGAGATTCGTTAATCTCAGGTTGCGTAAAAATACATGTTTCGATACGTGGGGCATTGCGATATGCCCGCGTTCCAAGTTTGTGAAAACGTTGCAAGCGGATACCGATTACAGCAATAACGAACGTGCGAAAACACAGGAAAACAGTGTTAGGGCGCACGGTTACGTTGACAGTGCCGTTAACCCGACGTACGCGTTCGGGAAATTGTATCGGGCGGACGAATGCATATTACATGTTAATGAAATCGAATTGTGGAACATGGCGCAAGTGTACGAGTTTGACGGAATGCATGTATTATACGGTGAAGCAACCTCTAAGACGATTGTTCCGCCCGATTACGTGACTCTACAATCCAACATGCTTTTCGCACGAAAAACCGACGTGAAAAATCTGATTAAACGGTATCACGAGGGCACGGCGTACGCGGGTGAAATACCCGAGTCTATACCTGAGGGAATCGCACGCGACGCGAAAGCGGGAACGTTGAGCATGAAATTTCTACAATCTTATTATGGTTCCACTGTTAAGGGGCAATTTAATGGCATATACGGCACACAGGCACAAGACGTTATGAAAGCGGATTATCGCGTGACGGAAACCGGTGAACTTGAAGTTGATAAAACCACTGTTTGCACTCCCGAGAATTTTGCGAAAAAACGCCCGAAAACACCACGTGTTCTATACACGTACGGAATGCGAATCGTAGCGGGTAGCAGAATGCACCTCTTGATAGCCATGATATTGATATATCGTCATTTCGGCGCACGCGTAGCGGTCACGGGCGGCGACACCGATAGCCTGAAAATCAGTTGCGATAACGATGTGAGCGACGCGGAATTGCTGGACGCGCTCAAACCTCTACATAACGCGATTGAAAACGCGATCAACCGCGTCATGCGACGCGTCCGAACCACAGCGTCCGACATGGCGTCAACGCTAGACCATATCGGAAAATTCGAGGTTGAGGACTGTGGCGGCATCACGCGTTATACCGAACATATGGAATTGTGGAACAAAGCACGCGTTAGTTTGGACAAGAACGGGCGCGTACATGTCACTTGCGCCGGGCTCCCGCGACCGGACGGTGTGTACACCATTGAAGATTTTATAGCGGAAGTCATGCATGCGGGGCACGGTTTCCGCGAAACCGTACAAATGTCGCTCGGTTATGATGTGTTGGTAGATTATGAGATTTGCCACACTCTGCAACGCAACCGCCCGCATGTGTGGGATAGGTACGTTGGAACCGTCACCGATTATCGCGGCGCGACGCACCATGTTGACGTACCCGAAGCGATAGCGCTATATCCGTCCGGTAGATGGCTGGGCGAATCGGACAAACAGGCGAACGGCGAGAATCTAGCGTACATGTTATGCACGTATAATCGAAATGTGGAAACGACACCGCGCGAACTTATCGTACGTGATGATAAACCTATGATTGTGAGTATTGATGGCGAAATATTATTATGATCGGCTTAAGACGCTGATATTGCCGCGAAACGCAGATGTGAACATGATTATCGGCGCACGCGGCCTAGGCAAAACATACGGCGTGCGAAAATACATGATAGAAGACTATCTAAAAAACGGATATTGTTTCGTTGAAGTGACACGCTTTCGCGAGGAAAACAACGACGTTGCGGCGAACTATTTCAGTCGCATTGTGCAAGATGACATTTTCCCCGATTATGAATTTCGGACAACCAATAAAATAGCCGAAATTCGTAGAAAGAAAACCGGTAAGAAAGAAAACGAATGGAAAACAATTGGGTATTTTATACCATTGTCGTTACAGCAGCAGAAAAAGAAAAGCACATACGTTAACGTGCGCAACATTTGTATGGATGAAATCATCATAGACAACGATGATAGGTATCACACGTATCTGAAAAACGAGTTCGAGCAATTGGCAAAACTTGTAGATACCGTCACGCGCGAACGTGCTGACGATACGGAACTGCGCAAACCGAGAATATTTCTGCTCGGTAATGCTTGCGACGCGTTCAACCCGTATTTTCAACATTATGACGTACCGTTGGAGCCTGAGTTTGGCTTGCAATGGCTGGGCGGGAAAACGTGTTTGTTCGACTATGTGCGGGATGACGCGTACGCCGAACAGAAAACAAAGAATACAGTGTCGGGGCGTATGCTGAAGAACAACGATGACATGACCGCAAAAAACAGATTTAAACGACATGACACCGATTTCATCGAAAAACCGCACGGGCATGCAAGACTTACGTATGTTTTCCGATGGCTGCGGCACGAATACGGCGTCTATGTCGATTTGCGTTGCGGATACGTCTTCGTATCCTCGAAATACGATGGCGGCACGCATGTACCATATTTCGCGATCACAAGGGATGATAACAAATTGAACTATCTTACCGCGAACATGGCGAAAGATTTGATTAGGAATTTAACGTCATATTACGCGCTGGGGTATCTGCGTTATGATATGGTGGAAACGCAACACGCCGTGAGTGAAATGCTCAGAAATTTCGGTGTAAAATAACCACGGCATACGCAAGGTGTCGTAACGAGGGCGATAAAACATTATCATTGATAACCACGGTTGACTCCGCCAATGATATGGCCGTGAGGGAAAAGCGTGCCGTCCGTCGTTGGGAATCATGTTGTAAGTATGCTATTCTTAAGTCGTGCCGGTTCGGTATTCGTTCGCCGGTACGACTTTTTTTCATATGAAAGGAAAAAATAATGGATGACGAAACCACTGAGGAAAGGGACACCGCCGAACGCGATGACCTCACCCCCGACGAAACGCACCGCGTAGGCGAGTTCGATGATTTGCGCGACATGCTGCGCGACGTGCTGGACAAGGTAAGCGCGCTAAGCGATCGTATGGACGCAATCAGCGAACGTATCGACGGTATCTATGACAATTTCACTGATTCTGTTGCGCAAATGGTTGAAAACGGTGCGACCGTCAAGGAAACCGACGATGACGCGGCGGAAGCAATCGCGCAAGCCGCGGCAGAGGACTTGGAAAATCTCGATTACACGCTCTGAAAAAAGGATGAATCATGGCGATAGATAATGCAACCATTTTGGATAAAGTACGTCTTAAGAACACTGACGATTATCAGCAGCGCGTGCCTAGCGCGACACAAACCGGTGTGGCGAATACTGCGCGGTATTTGTTCGACCCGATGAATCGGCAGTATCTCAACGATTGTGTTTGGAGCATGGTCAATCGTATCGGACTTACCGTGATGGCGCAGAACGCGCCATTTGAGAATCCTTTTGCGGTTTTCAAAAAGGAAAATCTGTATTGGGGCAGCACCGTACAGGAAATAGCCGTCAAGTGGATTAAGGCGCACGGGTACAAGGATGATGCGGAAGACCTTTTAAAGATGCATCGGCCCGAAGCGGCGGTGTGGTTCTATGAAATGAACCGCAAGGACCAATACCCGATTTCATGGACCGATGACGAATTGCGTCAGGCGTTCGTCGATGATTTCGGTCTGAATCGTTTCATTGCGCAGATTATGGAAACACCACGCAACAGTGACAATTATGATGAAATGAATATCATGCTTGCGCTGATTCGTCATTATGAGCAAAATCTTGGTTTCTACAAGGTGCATCTTGACGCGGTGCCAAACGATGAAACGACTGCTAAGACGTTGCTTAAGGCATTGCGTGCGACCGCGGGGCGTATGCAGTTTCCGTCAACGCAGTACAACGCGTTGAACGTCACCGATATTCCGGCGTATGCTAATCCGCAACAAATGGTGTTGCTGATTGAACCGGAATATCTCGCGTCGCTCGATGTCGATGCGTTGTCGGCTGTGTTCCAGTTGGATAAAGCCGACGTGCCGTATCGTATCATTCAGGTACCGAGTCTCGGTATTCCGGGCGCGGTGGCGTTGCTTGTTTCGACTGATTGGTATCAGGTTCGCGATACGCTGTACGGCACTACTCAGTTCTATAATCCGCAAACACTTTCTAACACGCTGTATCTCAACCATTGGGGCATTTATGGCGTGTCGCCGTTCACACCGTGCGCATTGTTCACCACAGATGCGGGTACCTCCATCAATGTTGTGACGCAGACCGTGACAGGTTTCACGCTGACCCCGGGTACGGGTAGCGTCAAGGCAGGTGATTTGATGCAGCTCACGCCTAAGCTCACCGCGACCGTCACGTCGACCGGCACCGCCGTTCAGGTGGCACCGGACGCGGCGACGTACGAGGTTGCGGCGAACCATGCCGCAAGCGGCGCTACCGCGCATGGTGCGGCGTTCGATCTCAACGTCAATACGTTCGTGGATGACCAAGCGCGCTTGCACGTGCAGCGTGACGGTCTTGTGGCCGGTGATGTCATTACCGTGACGGGTACCGCTACGTATGTCAATCCTAACGGTGAGACTACGGAGTATTCCGCGACATGCACGTTCACCGTCAAATAGTCTGATTCGACTATGGTATAAATGAGTGGTACTTCATGTGAAGCGCCACTCATTTTTTTCGTATATGAAAGGATGCGATATGGACTTTCCACATCTGCAAAACGCAACGGCGTTCCCGAATACTGATACGCGCGTATACGGTCAGTACCGCAACGTTTTCGATTACAATGTTTGGACGCCAAACACGGTAATCAAGCTGTGTCGTGTGAATTGGTACGATGATTACCACGACGTGGTGAAATTCACCGATGACATTGCAAGAGACACATGGTTTGATAAACTGGACGGCGAAACCGTCAAACTGACAACGAACATGTATATCGCACGCGCCGACGCGGACGGCATAAAATTGCCCGTACCTTACATGACGGCACAACAATACAATTACATTGTCGTTGACTTTTCACATGACATTATCAATACGCCGTATCAAAAAACCGACGTACAGACACGCTATCATTTTTTCATCACTTCCGTACGCGCGGAAGCGCCGAACACGACAACATGCACGCTTATGCGCGACGTATGGACGGACTATATCAATAGCACCACAATCAACGGTTTACTATTGTCACGCGGACACGCGCCATTGACGGAAACGACACCGCAAGAACTGTTGAAAAACCCGCGCGCGAATTGTCGTGATTTCACGTTGCCCGACGTTGATTATGGTAGTGCAGCAGTAAACGTCAGGAAAAGCACGCCGGTTAATCTGCAAAACGGCGCAAAATACATCTGTTTAGCCGCAACGTTTTCGTCCGAACAATTGCAAACCATGAGTAACGTGCGGGGCACGAACATTACGGACACTGACCCGACATACAGCGATAACGACGGTGTGGTAACGGGTTTCGCATGGGGTGCCGGAAATATTTACACGTCAAACGTCACCGGCGCGGGTACATCGTATAATTCCGTTGACAATCTCACTGCAAGCAACGTAAGCATGTATGCACTTGAAACGTCCAAAATATCAGGCGATTATTTCGACACGCTTTTTGCGTATTATCCACATATCATGTCACAGATTACAGCGGTGTTCGTCGCCACCGCAAACATGATGCAGTTTAACAGCAGCGTAAATGTGAATGGTATCGAATGGCATGCGGTTAGCGGTGCTCGTACGAAAATATCCGATATTAATTTGACAATCAACGACTTTGGCTATGCTAACGAATATGCTCAAATAACACGACTGTATCTTGCACCCTACGCGCACCTCGAAATATCCGACAATATCGGTAATAAAACCCGTGTGGAAATAGCAGACTGCGGGCACCTCTCGGCGCGGACTATCACATCCCTCAGCTATCCGATATTGCGACAAATCACATGGCTTGACGGTATAGGAAGCGACGGTGATACGGCTATCAGCATTGACGCTATCAACGGTGCTAGCATTACCGCCGGCGTGCCGAACGCGGACATGCTCAAAACACTCATATCGCACGACATACCAACATACGCGCTGCAACGTCGCGCAATCGATGCGCACCGCGCCGACGCATACAATCGAGATGTCGCGCAAGCACGCGAAAACGCCATTATATCGTACGAAAACGGTATACGTACGGCCAACGTCAGCCGTGACAACACCGCGCGCACAGGGCAAACAAGCGTTGCAAACACCGCGACCGCAAACGGATTGCGCAACACGACAACAGCTAATGCAAATCAAGCCGCGACGGACATAACAGCGCGCGGAAACACCAAACTGGATAACGAACAAAAATATCAAAATGCAAAAATAAACGCCGATCTATCGGAAGACTTGGCAGTCGCAACCGCGTCATATGTTACCGGACAAGAACAAGCCGCAATGACCAACGTCACTTCAACTCTTGGTAGTCTCGCCACAAGTGCAATATCGGTTGGCGCGGGCTTAGCGGCAAGCGCCGCTACAGGTGGTGCCGCGCTCCCGGCTGTAATTGGCGCGGCGGCGGGACTTAGTTCCGGCGTAATAGGTGTCGGCACGTCAAGCTATAACGCGGCGATTGCGTTGACCAACAACCAACTTGTGTACACCGCGTCAAGCAATGCGGCGTCCAACAAAGCAGCCAACGCGTTGGAATGCAATGCGGGTCTTATCGCGCAAGCAAAAAGCTACGCCACGGATAGCACGAAACGTTCCAATCAGCTCAACACCGATAACGCTAACGCATCCAACACGGCCAATACGACAATAACGGACGCAAGCGTCACCACAGCGAACACGAACGCTACCGCGTCACGTAATCAGAGTGTAGCCAATGCCAAACGTGTCATGGTAAACACGCGTTCCAATGTCAGCATGTCGTGGCGTGACTTACTCAATCATCCCGCGCAACCCGTTGGCGCGTATGGCGGCGACAACTTCAAACAGGCTGCGGGGCTTGATACCATGACCGTGAAAATAGTCACCGAAGACAATGGCGCGATAGCGGCGGCGGGCGATTACATGCTGCGTTATGGCATCGCAAGCAACAAACTTTACAGTCGTCCGTCGTTGACGCCTTGCAAGCATTTCGCGTATTGGCAGAGCACGGACATCTGGCTTATCTGCCCATTTGCGCAAAACGAACAATTGCAGACAATCAGGGGTATTTTCAGTTCCGGTGTTACAATATGGAACAGACCCGAGGAAGTCGGCGGCGACTTCGTACACGACAATCTATAAGGTGGGAAAGTATGGGACGTAAACGCACGCACAAAAGGCCGTTGACCCGTGCGGAAATGGGCGAACGCGGCGCACCGATGTGGCAGCAATCACAAGCGCTCAATTCGCAAGCGTATTCGATGGCGTATTCGCAAATGTTGAATATCGCATTATCTCGTTTCAAGTGGCTGAATCTGCCGAAAACTTGTGACGCATGGTTTCTCGAATACAATCTGTTATATTTCGGTTACGCCACAATCGCGTTCCCGCATAGCAAGCCGGGTGTGTTTTTCAGTACGCAAGCGGTGACTACATCGAATTTCAACGTGTATTACAAACCGAAAAAATGGAATAGTTACGGTATCAACGGTTGGCGTTTTCCGGTTAACAATTCCAATGGTGTGTTCATCTACGCGAACCGTGCGCGTACGCCACTCATTCCGACGATTGAGTTTTTCGCGCATGAAATAGAAGATTTGTACATGACGCGGCGGCAGAATCGATTCAATCAGAAAACACCGTTCATCCTTGAGGTTCCAGCCGGACAGCAGACGGCGGGCATCAACGTTATCAAGCAAATCTCAGGCGGTGAAATGGCTATCATGACGACACCGGGTTTCACCGATTACATGAAAGCAAACGTGCTGAAAACCAATGTCGAATACATCGGCATGGAATTGCAGAACGACATACAGAACACTTGGAACGCGTTCTATCAATCGATGGGCATTAAAAATCTCCCGTTGAAAATGGAACGACAAACCGCCGACGAAATCAACGACTATGGCGAACCGACCGACCTACGCGCACTCAGCGAACTTGAGGAACGGCGTGCCGCGTGCGACATACTCAACACAAGATTTAGAAAATACCTCAAGGAACCGATACAGGTTGTGTGGAACGAAGACAATGTGTCCCGCAACTACGCTTACTTGACAAACGTTGAAAGATTGAACGACGATGACAATGCAGAATGACATAAACCATTATCAGCCGTGCGAATCGCGCGACGATTTCCACGGCGTGATGACGTACACGTTTGGCGAACTGCTCGATATACCAGGCGGTGTTGACTGGGATAACACCGCATGGTCATGGCGGAACGTCGCCTATGATGACACGCAATACGTGCGATGCTGCAAGAAAATCGAAAACCGTTTCTACGATCGCGAACTAGGCGTATTGCCCGCAAGCCGCTGGAAACGGCATTTTCTACGATTGATAGCTGAAATAATGCCGACCCTGAAACCATTATACGCAGCGGTTGACGGCAATTCCGGTATCATGCTATCCGATATGGACACATGGCATAAAATGCGCACCGTGTTTTCCGATTTTCCCGCAACGCAATTGGCCGAAAACCAAGACTACGCAAGCAACGCGACCGACAACCAATACGAGACAATCGCCAACGGTGACTTCATGACCAAAGTCAATCGCATAAGAAACGGCGAATACGTCGATATTGACGTATTGTTACTTGAGCATCTTGAAACATGTTTCAGCCCATTATGGACGGTAAACATAAACAACTATTGAAAGGATAATACACATGTTTCCACTACTGCCGTTTTTCTCGGTATGGCCGTACACACCCGCCATACCCGCGTTCTATTGGAACGCTAAAAGTCAAGAAGAAATAATAAAGCACATTGCGTGTGAAATCGACCACATAACGGCATATCTTGACGAAATCATAACCGACATAAACAAAACATTGAACGACTACGATACAAGAATAAAAAACATTGAAGCGCACATAAACGACTACGGTACGGCCATAGCGCAACTGCAAGAACAAATCAACCACATAGGAGACACACAGCTAATATGGAATGTTACAAAAGGCGAATATACTGATAGTAAGACAGCGCTCCGCGATTTATACCGCGAACTAGCAGTGTACGGCGCACGCGTCACACAGATAGCCGATATTAATACCGGCAAACTATCCGAGCACCGAACCGACGAAACGCCCGCAATCGGCAACCTTACCATATTCAATGACGCCACACCACGCGTCACTAATCCAACCACCGGTGAACAATACCCACCGTTAGCATGAAAGGATAAATCATGATTAACACCACTAATTATGAACTGGAAAAGTATGAAGCGGGAAATGCCGCAAATCTACTTGACCAATACAACGGATCGATGGATAAAATCGACGCTGCAATAAAAAGCGTCAGCGATAAAGCAGACCTAGCATTGAACAACAACGTGCTACCGGACGGCCTAGCCGCATTCATAAAAGCGCTAGGTCTGACCGGAACTAATGCGCAAACTCTCGGTACCACTCTCAACCACATATTAAACCGCACCGGCACGGAAATATTCACCGTCACCGACCTAAGCAAACTCAAAAAAACCGCAGAAGGCTACCCAATTCCACCAACCGAGTAAAGGCACACAATCATGGCAACAGAAACCCCATTCTATCATCTGCCACTATACGAAACCGGCGACCTAGCCGATCTACGCGACGGATACAACGCGGCGATGCGCACACTCGACCGCGTAATACATCAACTAAAAGTACAAGAGGAAATAAATCATCCAACGAATCTCAGAAAGGACAACTAGCATGACCGATTACACAACCAACTTCAACTTGGAAAAATATCAAACCGGCGACGCGGCTAATCTCAATGACCAATACAATGCGTCAATGGATATTATCGACGATAATCTATACAAAATCAACACTAACGCAAACACTGCTGGTGGTAAAGCTACGCAAGCGTTAGAAACAGCGCAAAACAACAATAAAAATCTGACAGCGTTAGGCGTAACCGACACCGAAACCGCGACACAACTCAAAAACAAAATAGACACAACCGCAACAAACCTCGCTGCCACAACCGAAACCGCGAACAACGCGGCTGCCAACCTAAACGCATTAGGCGCGAACACCGTAGAAAACGCGACCAATCTGAAAAACCGTATAAACGACACCTATACAAAAAACGAAAGCGACAATCGATATGTACAAATACCGGCCGCACAAGATACGCTAATCGCAATAGGCGATAGCTATTTCGAGGGTTTCAGAACAACTAACCCAACAACCGATAGCATGATAGTAAAAGCGGCGCGAAAACTGGGCTTGAAATGCAACAATTACGCAGTCGGCGGTGGCGGTTTCATCACCGGCACGACATTCCTACAGCAATTACAACGAGCTAACAGCGCGACACCCGATAAAACTAAAATCAAATATGTTGTAATCGGCGGGGGGGGGAACGATGCATACAACAAACTGAAAGAAAGCGACGTTGTAACAGCGCTCACCTACGCTAAAACCAATTTCCCATATTCAAAAATCGTTTTCATTCCAATGATGTACGATAACACATGGCCTACACGCGATGACGGCCAAAAATACGGTGTCATGTGCGCCGGTGGCCGCAACGCAAACGTGCTCACCGTCAAGGACGCGCCATCATGGGGTCTATACTATCACAGCGGAATGACAGACATACACCCAAACACTGAGGGCTCGGAAATATACGCACAATACATAGCGACCGCAATTCAAACTAACGCAACGGCAATGCCGCGCGTAGAACGGCACATAGACGTGACACTTTCGGGCATAACGAACGGTACATTATCAGTATTCATTAACGGTCTAGACATATCCTACGTATTCCGAGGCAACAAAACAGAATGGAATCAAAATATTTTCGCCACCGTAAACACGTCAAACACATGGGGTGCATGGCTTATGATAATGGGCTTTCTTGACGATGGAACACCACTCAAAATAAAATTCGACGGTATGAATTTCAATATCGAAAACGTGTTAACCGGAATAGGAAAAGCCGGAAACGTCAATTTCGCATACAATATGAATATATTCGAACACAACTAACAAATAACAATTAACCCCGATAGGTTTTTTCCTATCGGGGTTTTATATGTCACCGGTTTATTTTATATCATTCAACCTCATCGTCAATTATGACAACATATGAACGACAGACACCAACTTTATCACTACGACACACGAAATCAAAATCACAATCACCATACATAATTTCAAGAACCGTAGTAAGAGCCGATGTAAACGTGACCACACTATCATCGACGGTACCACAATCAGCAACCGTGGTTTTAAACAAACCGTCAATATCAACTTCGTAAAAATTATCAGGTTCAATCTCGGTTACATACGCGTTAACTTTAAACATTTTCATCACTCCTATTTTTTCAATATCGAAACCGATACCTACATAATACCACACCGTAAAACACGACACACCCAAACCGCACCGCAATCCCACGCGCACATCCGCGTAGCACAACACGTCAACCATGTCAACACAGCACGGCGTGTCGGGTGTATCATCACCGCTTAATGGGAACCATTCTCAATACTGGTTGTCTATCCGC